CTCGTATGATTGCAGCGCAGGGTAGTCCAGACTATGTTAAGAATCTACTCCAGCAAGGTTATGATCTAGAACAAATCTATGCTCCATACAAGAATGTTATGGCACAACTTCTAGAACTTAATCCAGATGAAATTGAACTTAACGACAATACCTTACGCTCTGCTATCGGTCAAGATAGGGAAATGAATGTCTATGACTTTAAGAAAGCGCTTCGTAAGGATAGTCGCTGGCAGTATACAGAGAACGCCCGTGAAGAAGTTGCCAATTCAGTTCTTGGCGTACTTCGTGACTTGGGATTTCAGGGGTAACAATGGCTGACGAAAGAGATAGATTACGTAGACAACTTGGATTAGCACCTCTACCTACTGCAAGTGCTACTGACCTGCCCCTGTAGTTGATGAACGTACTCAGGCAAAAGCAAAGACTTTTACTGATGACCAACTAGAAGCAGTAAGAGCGCAGATAGAAGCAGCAGATGCGCTGGCTGCTGCTAAAAAAGGAAATATAGACCTTGCAAAACAATTAGGAACAAAGGTTGATCCTAATACTGGTAAAATAATTCCAAAAGGCGCTACTGGCCCAACAGGTACCCCAACAGGTCCAACTGGAACCCCTACAGGTCCAACTGGTCCGACAGGACCAGGCGGCGCACCAACGTTAGTATCTACTTATACAGATCCTGTTACTGGTGATGTAATTGCTGTATATTCTGATGGCACTACAAAGATATTATCAAAAGGAACTAAATTAGCAGATGCCGCCAGAGCAAAAGCCGAAGCAGATGCTGCAGCAAGAGCAGGTCGTCAATCTGCTTATGATTTATTATTCCAGCAATTTGATGCCTATGGCCTTGGAGCCTTAGTCAGTCCACTAAAAGGAGAGTGGCGCTTCTTATCTAGCACAAAGCCTCAAAGATGACACTATCATAAAGATGCGTCAATTATCAGAGTTCAACGAAAATACAAAGAGTGCATACAATGTGTTGTTTGCCTCGCTGTTAGGAGACTAAATTGGCAGAGACAGCAAAGACTGCTGACCAGGCTAGAGCACAAGTAATCGCTTCTGCTCAGGCTTCTGGTGCTCAGCAAAATGCAACTACAGTAGGTGAAGAAACATTCACCGCTTTTGCTAAAGCACTTGGTCAAGCCTCTCCTACTATCCGCGCCAAAATTGCACAGCAACTAAAAGACGCTGGAATCTATCGGGGCAAAGTAAGCGGAGATTTTAATAATCGTTTTTATGATGCACTTCTTATTGCTGATAAAAAACGCGACGAATTATCTAAAGTTATTGACGTACCTAGTCGTTTTGACTTCATTGCTGGTCTAGCACTTGAAGGTGATGGTGGAACAGGCGCTGGTGGAGATGGAACCTACATCTCAGAATCTATTTCAGTTCTTACTGACGATAAGGCTAAAGCCTTAATTGATGCAGTTATTCAAGACCAATTAGGTCGTAAGGCTAATGCTGCTGAAGTTGCTCGTTATACCAAGTTAGTAAAGAAAGCACAGAAGGCTGCACCTACTATCAGTACAACAGTTCGTTCTGGTAAGAAAACAAAAACTACTACTACTGGTGGTTTTGACGCTGGACAGTATCTGTTAGATCAAGTATCTGGAACAGATGAAGGAAAGGCTAATAGAGTTCTTGGCTTTTATGAGACATTTATGAGAGCGTTGGGTGCTGACTAATGGCAATAGATGTAGATAAACTCATTGAAGATACCAGGGCTAAGCAAGCAGAAGCCAAGAAGAATGCTGCAACCGCACGTGCTGAGGCAGAAAAAGACAAAGCCACTGCTAGGGCTGCTGCTGAGTCTAAAGTTAGATCTGACTATGCTGATACTCTAAGACCACGCCTTAAAGATTACGAAGCCCGTCTAAAAATTTACGCCAATAGAATTGCTCGCGGAGATAAACTTGATACCGTTGAACAAAAAGAATTTGATAGGCTAGTCAAAGAATATAAGTCTGTTAGCACTGCCATTGACAAAGCCGTTAAAGATTCTTATGACATCGTAGTAAAGGCTCGTAAAACTAGAGCAGAAGAGGCTACAAAAGATAGAACTAGGCCAAGTGTTACTAAGCCTACCGCTGGTCCTACTGGTCCAGTAACCCTTCAGGCTACAAAGACTGCTGAACAAACAGCAAAAGATGAAGCAAATATTGCAGCAGGAAAAGTTAAAGGCAAAATGCCTAAAACACCTACAGGTGATGGCAAACTTACTCCATCTGGTGAAGCCATTCCAAGTTCATTTGACCCTGCATTGGCTCGTGCTGGAGAAGAAGTAGATAGACCTGGAAGCCCAAACATTCCACCAAAGTCTCAACGCGATCTTGAATCTTTACTAAGACAAACAGAGTTTTGGTATGACCTACCTGACTATATCTTCAAGACAGTTCCAAAACTTGGAGAGTTACTTGTCAAGGCTGTCAATGAAGGTTGGGATGATGATAAGTTCTTATCTCAAGCCAAACTAACTACTTGGTGGCAACAGAACTCAGCGCCTATCCGCACTCGTATTATTGCTCGTGCTAAGTTCAATGAACTTCAAGCAGGCGGTCAAGATACTTCTAAGACTGAGTATGCTATGGATACCGCTACTATCAAGCGCAGTGTCCAGACGCGTGCTCGTCAATTAGGCTCAAACCTTGATGAGAATGCAATAAATCAAATTGTTGCTCGTATCTATGATGGCTTTTTAGAGAATGATACTGTAGCCATTGATTCATTTATTGCTCCGTATATCGGCAAGGTAACCAGCATTGTAGGCACAGGAACTGGTTTGCAGCCTACTGGTTATACTGGACAAGCCTTACAGAACTACCAAGCCCTACAAGCAGTAGCAAAGGCTAATGGCTTAGGTATCAAAGATATTCTTCCAAGGCTATCAGTATTACCAGGACAGAATCTTGATGATGTAGTTCTACAGAAGTTAGCCACAGGAGAATTAGATATTAACCGACTTGCTCAAGACGCTCGTATGATTGCAGCGCAGGGTAGTCCAGACTATGTTAAGAATCTACTCCAGCAAGGTTATGATCTAGAACAAATCTATGCTCCATACAAGAATGTTATGGCACAACTTCTAGAACTTAA